AAGGAATTCCAATAGAGCGATTTTATCGATGTGGGGGTGACAGCATGGCAAGGAAAAAAGAGACGATTAAGAAAATGGTTGTCGGCCAGATGAAAAGTTTGGGAACATATAAACCGGAATACAGAACAACGATCGATATATATGCCGGGATGATATATGATTATGAAGTGTTTGAAGAAGATTTTGAGAAGTCCGGACAACAGGTGCAGGAGGAATACACGAATAAAGCAGGAGCGACAAATATGAGAAAAACCCCTGTCTATGCTGCAATGGAAAAACTGCGTATCGACATCGGGACATACTCCAATATGCTTGGGCTAAACCCGAAAGCTTTAGAATCCATAACTGCAGAGACTAATAAAAAATCTAAGCTTGCCAGTGTAATAAGCGAGCTGGATTCCGGATGATCAAAAACTATAAAGAGGTTTTAAAATATGCTGATGATGTGATATCCGGCAAAAAGATAGCCTGTAAGGAAAATATAGAAGCTTGCCAAAGATTTAAAAGTGACCTGAAAAACGATAAGTATGATTTTAATCCGAAAGATCCTGAATTTGTTATAGGAATGATCGAAAAAACATTTGTCCACCAGAAGGGTGAGGACATGGAGGGGCGGCCTTTAAGAGGGCACCCTTTTTTGTTGGAACCGTGGCAAAAGTTTTTAATTTATAATCTCATTGGATTCCACCACCGCGGCACGAAATTAAGAAAGTATAAAGAAGCCTTTATAATGATCCCGCGAAAGCAAGGGAAAACCCCATTAATGGCGGCTTTGTCGTGGGGCTTGGGATTGCTGGAAAGGCGGTCCGGTGCTGAAATAGTTGTTGTAGGAGCACTACTAAAACAGGCCTTACAGAGCTTTAACTTTTTACTTTATAACATCGATCAAATGGGGGAAAAGAAGAATTTTAGGGTCCTTGATAATAACCAGGAACACAGTATCAGCGGTGACCTTGGGGACGGATATATGCGGATAGAGACTATAGCCGGCAACTCCGATAGGATGGACTCCCTGAATACCCTAATACAGATCCTAGACGAACTGCACCTATACAAAAACGCCAGTCAGTATGATACAATCAAAGACTCCGGGAAGGCCTACAGGAACTCTTTGTGTATTGGAATCACAACTGCCGGGGACAACATGAACTCTTTTTGCTATAACCGGATGAAATACTGCCAGAAGATCCTGAACGGGACTGTTAAAGATGATCAGCTTTTTGCGTTTATCACAAAAGCCGATGAAGACGAAGAAGGAAACGTTGATTATATGGACCCGGTTGAGCATGAAAAGGCTAATCCTAATATTAATGTATCGGTATCCGGCAGGGAGCTGATGGGCGATGCATACCAGGCGCAAAACGATCCGCAGCGCAGGAAATCTTTTTTAGCGAAGTCTTTAAATGTCTATACCAGCGCCATGAAAGCTTATTTTAACATTGAAGAATTTAGGAACAGCGACCAACGGTATAAATGGAGCATTGAAGAGCTTGCGAAATTACCAATAGAATGGTACGGCGGGGCTGACTTATCGAAAAGGTTTGACCTTACAGCCAGCGCCTTATATGGCACGTATGGAGACATAGATATAACAATAACCCATGCTTTTTTCCCGGTCGTGGCCGCCCATGAAAAAGCGGATGAAGATAATATCCCCTTATTTGGGTGGGCAGACGACGGATTGTTGACCTTGTGTAACTCCCCTGTTGTGGAGTATGAGGACGTAGTAGCGTGGTTTAAACAAATGCAGGATGCCGGACTTAATATAAAACAAGTAGGTTTTGACCGTAAGTTCGGAAGGGAATTCTTTTTGTCGATGAAAAAAGCCGGGTTTAGAATTGAGGATACCCCACAGCTTTACTACTTTAAAAGCGAAGGATTTAGAAGGATCGAATCAAAGGCGATAGAAGGGAAATTTTATTATCTACACTCGGAAGCCTATGAATATTGCGTACAAAACGTAAGGGCAATGGAACAGACAGACGATGCGATAAAATACGAAAAAGTCGAGCCGACGCAAAGAATAGATATTTTTGATGCGTCAGTTTTTGGTTGTATGCAGATGCTTAAAAATCTATCAAAATCCGGTAATGCGAAGAAATGGCTGAAAGGTGGTGAATAAATGGGACTAATAAAAAACTTAAGAAGCCGTATGAGGACAAGAGCCGAGCCTAAAGACGTAATAGCGTGGTATACGGATAATCTTGAAAGTGAAGATTTTGCAGGCTATACGAAACTAAGCGATAACCCGGAAGTTAAAATAGCCACCAACAAGATCTCTGACTTGGTATCCTCAATGACCATCCACCTAATGCAAAACACGGATGATGGCGATATCAGAGTGGTAAATGGGTTGTCTAAAAAGGTTGACGTAAATCCATATAGCCTAATGACCCGCAAAGCATGGATGTACAACATAGTTAATACGATGCTGATCCGTGGCAACAGCTTTGTTTACCCGACAACGAGTGACGGATATTTGGGCGATATGATACCGTTGCCTCCAGCCGTTACTAATATAGAGCCTACAGACAAAGGATACAAAATTAATTGCGACGGTAAAATCTACAGCCCGGATGAAGTGCTGCATTTTATGATCAATCCGGATTCAGATGCTCCCTACATCGGTACGGGGTATAAAGTAGCTTTGCGAGACATTGTAAATAATCTAAAACAAGCGTCCATAACTAAAAAAGGCTTTATGTCGAGCAAGTGGAAGCCGCCTTTGATCATAAGTGTGGATGCAATGACGGAAGAACTGTCAAGCCCGGAAGGCCGTGAAAAAATCTTAAAAAAGTACGTAAGTGAGACAAAGAACGGCGAACCGTGGGTAATACCTGCTGACTTAGTAAAGGTGGATCAGGTAAAGCCTTTGAGCCTTAGAGATTTAGCGTTAAACGACGCAGTAGAATTGGATAAACGTACGGTAGCAGGCATCTTTGGAGTGCCTGCTTTTTTACTGGGCGTGGGTAAATACGATAAAGACGAGTATAACAACTTTATTAACTCCACAATATTGCCAATCGCAAAAGGAATCGAACAGGAACTTACTCGCAAACTTTTATACAGCCCGGATCTCTATTTTAAGTTTAATCCGAGATCCTTATACTCCTACGATATAAGCGAGCTTGCAGGAGTCGGAAGTGATATGTTTGTGCGCGGTATCATGACGGGCAACGAAGTAAGAGACTGGTTAGGGATGTCGCCGAAAGAAGGCTTATCAGAATTAACCATACTGGAAAACTACATCCCGCTTGATAAAATTGGCGACCAGCAGAAGCTGAAAGGTGGTGATAAAGACGGAGACTAGAGGATATACAAAAACGGATTTTAAAGTCAGGTCCGAAAATGATGAAAAGTATTTGGAAGGTTATTTTATCCGATACAATGAGGAAACAGAGTTATGGCCGGGGGCGTATGAATCCGTAGCACCCGAGTCTGTACGAAACAGCCTTAAAAGTAACGACATCCGGTGCCTGTTTAATCATAACACTGGGTCAGTATTAGGGAGGACCGGAAATGGAACCTTGGAACTGAAGCCAGACGATAAGGGATTATACGGAAAAGTAAAGATAAACCCTAATGACAGGGAAGCTATGGATGTGGTTGCCAGAGTGGAACGGGGAGACATAAACGCTTGCAGCTTTGGCTTTAACGTAATTGATGAAGACATCGAAAACAGGGACGACGGAACGATGAAATCCACATTAAAAGACATCGACTTACACGAAGTAAGCGTAGTAACATTCCCGGCCTATCCGACAACCTCAATACAGGCCAGAAAAAAGGATTTTGAAGATCATCTAGAGCAAAAAATAAACTTGCGGAAGCAAAGATTAAAGGAGCGATTATATGGTAAAGCAGCTGATGATAGCAAAAAAGCTTGAGCAGGCGCGGGAAGCCCTGAAAGGCTTTGAGGAGGAAGAAAAAGGTTTTAAAAAGCGTGAAGAGGATCTAGGAAAAGCCATTGATGAAGCTAAAACAGATGAAGAAATGGATACGGTGGAAAAGGAAATGGATAAGCTTGGCGCTGACAAGGACGCATTGAAGGAAAAGAAAGAAAAGTTGGAGGACGAAATTAAGAAGTTGGAAGGGGAACTGGACGATCTGAACGCCAAAGAACCTAAACAGAAAAGGGGTAAGGAAATGGGAGAAAAAGCAGAAGTAAGAGATAGCATTAACCGGTATATCCGGAGCAAAGGCCAGTACCGGGAAGGGTTTAAGGTTGTAGATGGCGGGGCACTGGTACCGCAGGAATTTTTAAGACCCGCCGAAGCACTCAAGGACGAAATTAACCTGCAAAAGTATGTCAGGACCGTATCAGTTAATCGCGGATCCGGGTCCTTCCCTGTCATCAAAAAGTCCGATGGGAAAATGGTAACCGTCGCTGAACTGGAACAGAATCCTGAATTGGCAAAGCCCGCAATTACGGATGTCGATTTTAAGATTGATACTTATCGTGGATACATCCCGGTATCTCAGGAAGTTATCGATGATGCCGATTACAACATTGTCGGTATGATCGCCGACGATATCCGCGGGCAGGACCTTAATACTAAAAACGCACAGATTGCAGCTGCTCTTAAGACTGCAACTGCTGCAACCGCAGCCGGATTTGACGGATTAAAAGATCTGGTTAATGTGCAGATCCCCAGAGTATATAATGTAAAGGCGATCCTGAGCGCATCCATGTATAACGCACTGGATAAGCTTAAGGACAATAACGGCAGATATCTGCTGCAGGATAGCATCACCGCACCGTCCGGCAAAAAGCTGTTTGGCTTGATTGACATCGTAGAGGTGCTTGACGATACAATTATTGGCGCAAAGGCCGGAGATACCGTCGGATTTATCGGCGATCCGTACCAGTTTGTAACTTTGTTTGACCGCAAGCAGGTATCCGTAAAGTGGGTAGACAATAACATTTATGGACAACTTTTGGCTGCATTTTCCAGATTTGACGTGGAAAAAGTTGATGCAGCAGCTGGATTTTATGTAACCTATACTCCCGATGCTGGCGCCGAAGGCTAACAATGGACACACTTGAGTTATTAAAGGCAAGGCTGGGTATCTCTGCATCTACCAGGGATACCTACCTTAATGCACTTATAGAGTCGGTAAAAAAAGAGTTGACGGAAGAAAAAGGGATCGCGTTGGACGAAGAAAACATGGCGCACGAAATGTTTGTGGTAGATTATGCGACATGGCGGTACCAGAGCCGTGACAGTACGGAGGATATGCCGCAACATATAAAATGGCGGCTTAAAAATCTGTTTTTACATGATGGTGGTAAAGATGTATAACCATGATTTGACATTGATTGATTATGAGCACGGATTTGACGAGATAGGCAACCAGACTAAAAAACCGTCGGAAACCGTTATCCAGTGCAATGTAAAGTCTGTGGGGTATGACGAGTTTTACGATGCGTCCATGTCCGAGCTGCGCCCGGAAATAAAGTTTATTATCCATGACTTTGAGTATGGGAATCAGAAAGATGTGATGTTTGAGGGACAGAAGTATCATGTTATGCGGACATACCGAGGATCCAGAACCCTGGCGTTTGACGAAATCGAATTAACCTGCGAGAGGGCGGTTAACGATGGGAGTTAGATATATCAAGCCTGACGAGCTCGGATCTGAAATTGCGAGCATGATAGCTGAATATACGTCCGATGTGTCAGAGGCTATCGACAAAGAGGTCGAAAAAACCGCAAGGAAAGTCCGTAACGAAGTTAAAGCAAGTGCCGCATGGCAGGACAGGACCGGGAAATATCGCAAAGGATGGGCTACTAAAAAAGCCAACGAAAGCGGTAAATCCGTGAGATATGTCTATAACAAATCCCGCCCGTGGCTGGTCCACTTGCTGGAAAAGGGGCATGCAATGCCGAAGGGAAAGGGAAGAGTAGCTGCAAGGCCGCACTTGGGGCCGGCAACGGAAAAGTATCTGCCGGAAATGGAAAGAAGAATCGAAGAAATTTTAAAGAACGGGGGTTGACGGAATGAAGCAAAAAGAATTTTACAGCCACCTGAAAGAAACTGGGCTGCCGGTGGCTTATGGAATGTTTTTAGACGTCCCGCCACTCCCGTATATCGTATATAGCTTTACAAACTCCGATGATGTCATGTCGGATAATCAAAATTACGAGACTATAAGTAATTATCAAGTAGAGCTATCTACATCAAAAAAAGATTTAGCGAGTGAAGAAGCAATCGAATCGAAACTAAAAGAAATCAGGACGCCTTATATGAAATCAGAGGTGCAAACCGAATCCGGAAAGATATATAAGGTAACCTACGAAGTGCAAATAGAGGGGGAGAAGAATGGGAAAGAATAAAGTCCTGTTTGGGCTTGAAAAAGTCTATGTGGCCTTTAAGGAAGATGATGGCTACGCGAAGCCAGTCCATATCCCGGGAGCCGTAAACATGGCGTTAAATGCAGAGGGCGAAACAAATACCTTTTACGCAGATAACATCGCATATTTTGCGATTACATCCAATAACGGGTATACCGGCGATCTGGAGATGGCGTTGATCCCGGATGATGTATTGGCTGAGATGATGGGCTGGGAAATCGATGAAAATGGAATGCTGGTTGAAATCGCCGACGGAAAGCAAAAAGAATTTGCCTTGCTTTTTGAGGTAAGTGGAAACGAAAATAACAAAAGATATGTTTATTACAATTGCACATCCGGAAAGCCAAATGACGAACATGAAACAAAGGGTGAAAGCACAGAACCCACTACATCTACTCTTACGCTGACCGTAACACCTACAGAAATTGACGGCAGAAAAGTTGTAAGAGGGAACCTGGAGCTGAGTGATACCAACGAAGCGGCTTTTAACGCTTTTTATGATGAGGTGTTAATGCCAAAGTTTGGGACTGGTGGAGGAGCTGAAGGGTAATGAGTTTTATAGTGAGCGCCTATGAAAAAATAGTATTAAAAGAATCAAAGCGTTAAAAAAGGGAGTTGGTAGCTAGTGATATTTACGGCGATCGCAACCGAGGATGTACAGCCAAACCGGCTTTTGAGCCTGGGAGCTGAGCAAAAAGTATCTATAACGGCAGCGGGAGGAACCCCGGATTTTAGGTCAACCGGGGCGATAAAAGAGGGATCTGAAGTACGTATTGCTATAAAAAACAATCCTGTGTGGCAAGTAGAAGCAGGCGGGGACATCGCAGCCGGAGACTATGTGGAAGTTGGAGCCGGGGGCATGGTTGTAAAATCGGCCGGCGAAGGAATCGGATATGTAGCTGAATCTGTAAGCAAAGGCGGCGTGGCAAGACTAATCCGTAAGTCTAGCGGTGGAACTCCCGGGCCTAAAGGCGATAAGGGAGATAAAGGCGATACAGGGGCGGCCGGCCCGAAAGGTGACCCTGGAACGGCAGGGGCAAAAGGGGAAAAAGGCGACAAAGGCGATACCGGAGCCGCTGGTGCAAAAGGAGCAACGGGAGCAACCGGCCCGGCAGGTAAGGACGGCGCGCCTACACAGGCAGAGTGGGACGCATTAGAAGCAAGAGTAGCAGCATTGGAGGCATAGCATGCGAGATATAAAAATTGGAGATAAGGAAATCAGAGTGGCGGCTAACCCCGTCACTCCTTTCTTTTACAAAAAAGAATTTGGCACGGATATGATAGGAGACTTTTTTAAAGCATCTTCGTTTGGATCGGACATTACAAAATTTGATGGACTGATCTGGATGCAGGTAGCTTGGGCAATGGCAAAGTCAGTAAATGTATCTGCTTCGTTTCCGGATTTTAAAAAATGGTTGTCGGAATTTGAATATTTAGATTTTAATGATACCGAGCTGTACACCGGGCTGCAGGAGGAGGTCCAACAAGGACTTTTTCGTGACACAAAAAATCAATCAAAAGCCAACGAGTAAACCAGAAAAAGATTACGAGCTTAGAACCCTAGTGATGGCGAAGCGCATGGGAATGAGTTTTGAGGAATTAAGCCTGCTAACTATGCAGGATTTTTTAGATTTTGTAGATGCGTGGATTGGGAAAGAAGAAAACGTGAGAAGCGCGACGCAAGCGGACATTGACAGATTTATGGGCTAAGGGGGTGAAACATGGATAGAGCATTAAAAGGCTTGATGGTAGAAATTGGTGCAGATACGTCGGGCCTGGCAAAAGCTTTGGGCGAAGTAACCGATAAATCAAAAAACATCCAAACCGAGCTCACAAAGGTAAATAAGCTATTGAAGTTTAGCCCCAAAGATACTACCTTACTAGCACAAAAACAGAAATTGCTTGGTGACCAGGTAAAGGCCACCAGGGAGCGCTTGCAGGAACTAAAATCCGC